CGAACCAACACTATTATATCATTGGAGGTTTTTACTGTAAGCTAAAGCGATTGTTGTCCACCTGCATAGCAGGTGGTTTTTTTAAGGATTGCCTTACAAAAAATAGCGATACTGTACGAGGTGTAATCACCTACCTACAATATCGCTGCTTTCCTGTAGATTCTATCTACAATAACCGTTCTCACAATTACCATTCCCTCTGTGAAACCAAGCAGAACATATTCCTGTATACCACAATGTTATACAGGGTGTTCGACTTGTTACGGTTTAGTGGACTATTCGGCATTGTACTCGAACACCTTGCCGTTCCGCTTTCCTGTCATTGTCGACCGGTTCATTCTACTGCGAATTGCTGTCTGATGTCCCCCCTGCAAGCCGGACGATATCACTGCTTTTTAAGGTATGCACTGCTCGCGTACCCGGTGATCTTGTTGCCGTTCTTGTCAGTGTAGATGCCGTAAAGCCACTTCTTAGTTCCCTGCAAATTATAATAGCCGTAGTTCTGGAAGGTAGAACCTGCAGGCATGATTGCGAGCGACTCTTTACCGATGCCAGCTCTGAGATGCAGGTCTCCGGTTGTTTTATATGTACCTGCCAGACTGTTGTCCTTGTACTTTGCGGCATCAACTTCTGCAGAGTTGCTTCCGTTCTGCGTCTCTCTCGGACTACCAGACACGACAATGACCGTGTGCCCCTTGCTTTTTGTCACAAGAATGTCGCCGTTGAAGAGCTTCGTCTTGGCGGTGACATCGATCCGATCCATGAACTGTCTGCTGTCTTTCAGGCAGCCACCCTCGCTTGCTGTGTTAAAGTTTCCGGGATCAAAGCCTACCTGTATGCAGCAAGCCCTTACAAGAGAGCTGCAGTCTGCTTCGGTTTTCACTGCAATCTTCGCAAGAGTTCCATACTTCCGCAGGTTTGTCACCACGTTCGTCCTGTGCCCCTGGCAGTAGCCGATATTGTTGTTCTGGCATCCCTGCAGCATAGCTTCGGCCAAAGCGTTGGCCACACTGATGCGCTTAGGTCGATAGCAGTACCAGCCCAGCTCATGCATATAATAGGGCTGCGTTGCCACTTCTCTGCCTGTCTGATCTCCAGGCTGCCCGCCTGTGGCTTTTCCTCTCTCATCAATTCTTGCACTTCCTACAATGATGCTCATGCTCTACTCCTCCTCATCTGTGCTGTCGGTGTATGAGGCATCTGTGAGTCCTTCTCCGATGATGTAGGCAACTACAGAGGCGCCGGCCATAATGAGCGCTGTCATCTGCGTCGCGGTGTTCTCTGTACCACCTGTGGCCACAATCATCATGCTCACGAAGGAAGCCACTGCTGCCCACAGTTTTCTGCTTGTCAATTTTCTTACCCAGTCAATTTTTTTCATTGTCATCGTCCTCCTTTTTTTTATACAATCTGTTTCAGTGCCTGCTCGTTTAGAAAGTCCTTTTGTTCATGTTTTACCTTTTGCGCGTATTCAAGCGCTGCATGCATGTCTCCGTTGCAGTGTGCGTCCGGGATCCGCTGCACAGCTCTGGCCGTGGCTTCCCCTAGTGCAAGGGAAGCATTGACACAATTGATGATGCAGAGTTCATTCTTTTCCCTAATTTCTTCTCTTGCATCTACTTCCTTCTGACGCTGCTCTCGTTCCTCTTTTTCCTTCTCAGCGTGCTTCTGTATGCTCTGCTCGATAAGCCAGAAGAAGAAGCCAGTGAGGGCGGACGGAACGCTTGCGGCTACAATAATCGCTGTCACGTCCATCTTCTTATTCCTCCTGAGCTTCGTATGCTCTACCGGTAATCTCTTCAAACTCTGCAGCTGTGATCCACGGGTTGCTTTTGGGATTGGTCACCGCGTTGCGGACGCGGGCCTCATTCCAGAGACCGTTGTCGTAGAAATTTTTCACTTTCGTGAAGTTCTTGCTGTGTGTGTCCTTTTTAGTTGCCATGCCTTACACCTCCTCGAGATCGATGTCGGCCATCATCGCAATATACTCGATGTTGGCCTGGGTTTTCTCTGCTGTCACTTCCGCGGCTGATTTCTCCCGCAGGATGAACCAGTACTCGCTGCCATACTGCTGACACTGTACAAGCTCAGCATTTTCCAGTTCCTGGGTGGTATTTCCATCTGTGATGGTTACGTGAGTGAGTTTTCCCGCGAAGTCGTCAGCTGTGAGTTTCTTTGTACTGACGTAGTTGTTACCGTTGAGGCTGAGCCCCTCCAAGGCTGTCCCATCAGCCAGTTTAATCTTCCATGTCCCTTTTTCCATGTGATCCTCCTTTTGAATAGCTCATAATAGAGCTCGCTCATGTTATTGATCTGTTGCATTGACATCAGCTTCCAGTGGCCGCCGATCCAGCTCTTGAAACTGTTCTCCACGGTCTCGTAATCAATCCGGTCAGCATCCAGAAGGCGCCTGTATGCTTTCAACTTTCTGCGTTCTCGTGTGATGCTCTTCGGATTGATTTTCCTGACGACCTTGCCGCTGTCCGTCAGCCAGTACTGGACTTTAAGGATCCTAAATGGCTTGTCGATCGGACAGATGCGCGTCTTCTTTTCATTGATGATCAGGTCGTATTCTTTGGCAATTTCCCGGAAGCCTTCCAAAAGTTCCTCCAGGAATGCTCTGCTCGGATGAATTGCGTGAAAGTCGTCGGTGTATCTACCGTATCCCTTCACGCCCTTGACAATCTTGGCATAGTTGTCAAGCCGATACGGATAGATGATCCCGATGTTCTGCGAAGGTTAGGAGCCGATGTCGCAGCCCTTCCTCAGCCTCTTCTTACCGGTTAGCAGCTTCGGATCCACGCCGCTGTTCATCATCGGGTCAATCTTTGTGCGCATCATTCTCTCAATCTCCCCATCAGAGAAGCGTGAGACATCCAGCTCGAAGGTCCTCAGGATCTTCCTCATGAGCCACTTGGCCACCCGGATCTCGTCAGGCGTGAGCTTGTTGTTGCGATCCAGAAAGCAATCCATCACCTCCAGACACTTTTCGTGTGGGATGTTTGGGTAGTAGCCCGAAAAGTCCACCAGCAGGATCCAGCCCCGATTGGTTCCGTAGGTCTGAAAATAATCATGCAGTTGCACTTCTATCCTGTCACGGTGGTGTTTGACGCCCTTGCCCTTCTGACTGGCGTCGTTGTCATAAATAACAAAGGGTGCTATTGATGGAGACAGTACCTCGTCACAGAGCACATGATTGACAGTTTTATCCCTCATCACGTTACTGGTGATGTAGCGAGTCGTTCCACGCTCATTTATAACGAATTTCCGGCCACGCTCCGGGCCATATATTTCCTCTATGAGATCTCTCTGGATGTGAGCCGTCTCCAGCAGCTGGTTCATCTCAAAGAGTTGAGTTGACTGCTTGAAGTTGCTCCCTGCGATAGCCTTGGTTCCTCCATCATATATGTTGTTTGCATCATAAAATAAATTCATAAATAAACCACGCTGCAGCCCTATCGCACGTATGCGAGGGCGTCATGATTGTCATTTCTCGGTTCTCACCGAATGGACAGCCTCTCCTTTCCCATAAATCCGCACGGTGGGAGCCAGCCCTGTGGTGCGGTTGTGAAATCCGGGCGCACGCCGTTGGAGTTCGAAGCGCTGTTGTTGTTCGCATTACCATTGTTGTTGACATTGCAGAAGTTCGTCGCTGAATAAACGTGCATTTTGTAGAAGCTGCCCCAGTTTTATCCTTTTAAGTGTGGCAGAAAACGGTTGTCAGACTGCCGCAGGCTTTTGATCCATTTGAACTCTGTCTCGACTTCCAGCACGATGGCCATATACTTGTTCTTGTCTGCTGGTAGCGTCTCGGCGATGTATTGCAGCTCATCCTGGAGAGCATTGCAGCACTCCATCGCTCTGTCCATCTCCAGGCGCCTCTCTGTGAACTCGACCATGTAGTCCGGCCAGATGGTGTTGGCTCTTCTTAGGTGCCGGGCGATACCCTCGCATAAGTCAGCCACCTGATCGCGCTCCCGCTTGATGAACCAGGTGTCGAAATCCTCCTCCAGCTCCCTGATTTTCTGAGCGGCCTCTTCTCGTGTCGTTTTATCCGCAATATGGTCAGTCATGGCCTTGATGTGTTTTTCCTGTTTCTGTTGGCTGTAAGCAAATGAGGCCATCAGTTCCGCGGTGATTATTTTCCTGATCTGGTACGCCTTGTGCTGCGCTCGAAGTCTTGATTCTGAGCGCTCACTCTTTGGTATGTCTGACATGCTCTTCCTATCTCCTTAATCTTCTTATTGGCGGGGCACAAGGCCCCGCGGATTAAATAATGATTAGTAGATCGGGAAAGCCGGGCGCACGCCGACGGAGCTCGAAGCGCCGTTGCCGCCCGCATCACCACCGTAGCCGACAAAGCCGAAAGCCGTCGCTGAACAAACGTCGCGTAACCAGTACCAGCCGGAACGGGTATGCTCCAGATCTCCGTGAACACGGAAACCGGACAGCTGACTCTTCGCATTTCCGACATCATAGCCGACATGTGCGCCGCCGCCCCAAGCTCTTGCTCCGTAAACCATGTGCTCGTTCATGAGTTCAATGTCTGCATCGAACCATGCCCATCCGGATGAGTTTCCGTTGCTGACTGCGTTTGTGAGCAGTTCGCGATGGCTGAGGATATGAGACGATCCGAAAGCATTTTTGATAGTTGTCTTCGCCTGGTTAAGGTTCGCCGTTCTCATAGCACTGCCGGTATAGCCTCCGGTTGTTACATTAGTTGTGTTCATCTGCGCGTTGTAGAGTACCGTGTCCGGAACTATCACTACGTGGTGGGATGCGCAAGCTGTATCACCTGACTGGTACCAGTAGTCAAAGTCCATAATGCGGTAATTCACACCGCCGATAGTCCAGTAGTCACCGAGCCAGAGATCCTTGAAGGATCCATCGCGAATGGCTGCTGATTGCTCGGCAGTGAACTCACTGCCCAAAGACTTGCCGCGCCAGATGCTGTTTTTTAACCCTGCCCCAGCGTATTTAAGAACCTCCGTCCTCTCGTCCAGTGTTTTGATGCTGTTGCTCTGGGTCGTAATGTCCCCCAGCAGCTCATTGATAGCTGCAATCAGTCCGGTCTTGTCCTCCGTCTCGAGGGTGTCAAAATCTCCGACGAGAATTTTCCGAAGGTCAGCCACCTTGATGTTTTTGGTTCCGGTTCCATCAGCGAGACGGATGATTAGAAGATCATCATCACCGGAACCGATCAGAGTGTTGGCGAGTTCGTCGATGCGTCTCGTCCCATTGATAGGTGTTGACATAGTGTTCCTCCTTACATTTCTTTATATTTCCAGTCAGCGCTGATTGCATTGTCGTCGTCATCTACAAGGACGATGTCGTCGCTGTCCAGTGCAATCGGGGCGTTGAATTGGTTTTTGATAATCATGCGCTCCAGAGCTGAGAGTCTTGCCTCATGGTCGTCGGCTTCGTTCTGTAGCTTGCCAGCTGCATCTTCACTCAGCTGTCCCTTTATATCAGCGAACCACTCGTTGAAAGCGTTCTGCTGCTGGCGCTGGAACTCCTTCATGCTCTCCACGATGTCAGTCAGATCACTGTTGCCTTTCTGCTCCAGTCCGGCAATGTATTCGTCGATAGCATTCGTGTAGCTGTTAAAAGCAGTCTCCGCCATCTCATTAAATTTGTCATAGCTCTGGTTGCTCTTTTCCACGAACTCAGCATAGAACTGATTGAACTGCGCGAAGAACGTCTCCGTGTCGAGGTGATCAATCAGCTGCGTCACATATCCACAGACGGAGCTGTCCGCTCTTGTGTCTGTGATGGTGCTCTGTGTGAGCGCTGTCTGGTTTGCTGCCACTTGAACTGTAGCGAGCCCCAGTTCATAATAGTCGCCGCTGGCTGGCTGTAAGAGTGCAGGAGCCTGAGGCGATGCTGCAGGTACGCCTGTCTTCACGATGATCTCGATCAGGCGCTCCAGATAGTTGCAGCGGAGCACGATGCGATCGATGCGGCTGTACTGTGTCGGCGCTGTTTCTAGCGTCAGCGTGGTCTTGGCCACTTCATAAGCAAAGCGACCGTTAATCATACCGAAGCCGGGCTGCACCTCTACAGTGAGGCCGGAACCAGATGCAGCGAGCACCTGGAAGCAGTCAGCCGGCTGAGCCAGCACGCCGTTGGTGATCAGTTTGGCGAAGATCAGGGCAAACATTTCAGAGTTTTCGGCACGGTCGAATATCGGCATGCCTTCTTCGTCAACGCCTGTGATCTCTGAGTCAAAATAAGCGTATCGCATTTTTATGTTACCTCCCTTTTGATCAGTTTAGTGATGGACGTCGTCCCTTCTGCACCGAAGACCACGCTCAGCGTGTGCTTGCTTCCCTCGAAGACCTCCTGAATTTCCGTGATACGCTTAGTGCATTCAATGTTGACATCCGTGTAGCGGTAGGTGCAGAGGTCTCCCAGGTCGAAGTCCACGCCATACACAAGGTTGGCGTTTGGATCCACGTCGCTGTTGACCACCTCCAGCACTTCATATTCCGCGAGCTTCTCCAGACCTCTCTGCCTTAGCATCTGCTTGTACTGGCTCGCGCTGTAGGTGCGCTCATTTCCATCATCGTCCGTGTAGGTGCTCTGCAGATCTCTGGCGTCCACGTATAGCTCACGACGCTCTTCCTCACTGCTCGTCCTCATGTCTACGGTGACGACTGTCCTCGCGCTTCCTTCCCCCTCTCCAGCCACATAGGCGAAGTTCTTGAACGATGAAACGTCTCTGTTATACTGGGCGTTCTTCACGTTGTAGAAACTGTCGGAGAAGATTGCCCAGGAGTTCTCCGTCTGGGCATCGGTTCTATCTTTTCCCTTCCACACCTCGAAGGTGAGGTCGTTTGTCAGATAGTCATAAACAAGGCGGTGGCTCATTTCCTGAGTTTTCTCAATTTCAAAGAGCTTATCGCCCACGTTATCACCTGTTACTGTAACAGTGACACTTTCACCCATGTCATTGTCCGCTCCCAGCTTAATGTTAGCGATGACGCGGTTCTTATCACTTGGGCTGATAAAGTAACGACTCACCAGTGTCCTGCCGATTGCTCCGGGTTTGCCAGTCAGGTTCTGCTGGGTGTCAATGACTCTTGCATTGAGAAGATCCTCCGCAAAATACCCCTTGCAGTATGCCGTCCGAGCGCCCTTGTTATCCTTAGAGAAGTTGACCTCGCGGATCACTCCCAGCAGTTTGCTGTCATTTCTGTAGAGGTACTTTCCGGTGTTGAGGAGTTCAAACAGATCGGCAGGTACGTGGAGCTCGAAGACACCGGTCGCATAATAGCGAGGTGTCCAGATCAGCGTGTTGAACATGCTGATCGCGCCCAGTGTGTCGAAGTTTTTGTCTAATATGATCAATTTCATAAGCTACACCCCCAGGTACTTCGGCGTGTAAAACAGATTAACGTCCAGGTTGGTGTAGTTCTCGTCTGCATCATATTCCAGATAGTTGTCGCCCACCTCTAGCTTGAACGGCTCGCTCTGACGGTCGATATGCTGGTAGTAGTTCACGCCGTTGAGCGTGATGATCTGGTGGCGGTCGTTGGTGTCAATTAGAAGGACGTCATCCTTCTCCATAGCCACGTTGACTCTCATGAACTGGCCGGTCACGATGTCTGTGATCTTCGGGTTAGTAACCGGTCCCCTGGTAGCAATGAACTGGATCTGCACACCGGTTGGCACGTCGCCGTCATTAGCGAGCACTACTTCCTTGTGCAGCGTTCTGTAGCCCATCGTCATAGAACCCAGGAGCATCCCCCTGGCTTGCGCCGGGTAGTCCAGTTTGTTCTTGATCCTTGTCTTGGTGATACACCACGGAAAAGCGAACATCTTCGTGATGTTCGCCATGTTCTTGCCAAAGTTGTCGACATTAAGCATGTATGGGTCCGGACAGATCAGGTCGACCATGATTGCCAGCTTGGCGTCCAGATTAGCCTGCGTTTTGAACGTCCAACCCTCCAGCTCGTATTCAATGTTGCGGCTGACGCCCATACATGTGATGAGCGCCTTGCCGGTATACTTCGGATTGAAAAACTTGATAATATTGGCCCGGTTTTCCGGGTTGTTCTTGCTACTGCGAAAGCTGGCCTCGATGTGGATGCTTCTTGGCTTGATCTTCTTGCCGTCTACACTCGCTCCATCGATGAGTGCGTTGTCTGAGGTGCTGATCTCAATATCAGAAGACTCCAGGCCAGACACAGCTGTTATATCCATGTCTGCACCTGGCCCCATGATTAGCTTCCTGCCATTGCAGTCCAGCTCGATTGTTAGGTTGTTCTTTGTCATTTCACACCTCCGACCATTTTCCTCAATGCGTCCCGCTGTGTCTTAGCCACTTCGCTCGGTGTTGCTACCGGTACATTGTAGGTGTTTTCCTGTTCTGTATGGTAATCGTTATAAACGGTGGTGCCGCCTCCGGCAAGCGCCAGCGTCTCCGCAGATCCTGCAGCGTTCATTGAGAAGCTACCCGCGTTTGCTGTGACCACTGCCTGCATACCTGCCACCATCTCGGCAGCCTGCGCCTCCATTTCTTTCAACGCTGCTGGCATTGCCTTGGACATGCCTTTTGGGATAGCTGGAGGAATCCAGCGGCCGACTTCGTCCGCAAAAGCCTTAGATGGCGAATGGATGCCCAAAGCGTCCTTGGCTCCATCCAGGAGCGAGTTCGCCACTTCGCTGACTCTGTCTTTCAACCAGCCCCATCCGCTACTGATGCCCTGCCATATACCGCTTACAATGTTCGAGCCGATCTCTTTCATCTTGTCAGGCAAGCCCTTCACACCGTCAACAATCGAATCGAAGAGCCCCTTGGCAGCCTCCGATCCTTTTGTTTTCAGATCGTTTCCGAAAGCTACGACTTTCTGTGCGGTATTGCTCAGCCAGGTCCACACTTTATCTGGCAACTGCTTCACCCAGTTGATGACTGACGTCAGCATGTTGCTCATTGCGGTGCTGGCGTTGCTCACCATGTTCTGACCCCACGTCACGACTTTAGTCACCGTATTAACCAGCCAGGTCCACACTTTGTCGGGCAGCTGGCTGACCCACTCGACGATTTTGCTGAGCATGTTGCTCATTGCCTCGCCTGCTCGCAGCACCATGGTAACGCCCCAGTAGGTCACTTTATAGACGGCCTGCAGGAAGAACTCCCACAGTTTTCCTGGTAACTGCTTCACCCAGTTCACGATTGTGCTGAGCATGTTGCTCATCGCGGTACCGGCGTTGCTCACCATATTCTGACCCCATGTGAGGAGCTTGGTCACGGTGTTGACCAGCCATACCCACACTTTGTCGGGCAGTTGGCTGACCCAGTCCACGATGATGTTGATCATGTTGGCAATGCCCTCACCAGCTCCGGCCGCCATATCGGCAAGCCATGAGCCTATTCCGGTGAGAAGCGTGTCATAATATGAGCCCAGGATGCTGGGGAGTTGCGTGACCGCATCTACAATGCAGCCGAGCACCTGCCATATGGCTGCTCCGATTTCTGGCAGCGCCTGAACGAAGCCAACGGCGAGGTTGGCGATTAACTGGAGCCCTGCATTGATGAGCTTGGGCGCCTGTTTAATTAAGTTTGTAACGATGTGCGCCGCGAGCTTTACAATAGCAGGCAAAATCTTCGGGAGGGCTCTCCCGAGGCCATCAGCAATGCTCACGACAATATTGCCGGCTGTTTCAAGGAACTGACCGGTTCCGTCGCCGTCAATGAACGACGTGATTTTCTCGACGATAGCGTCAGCCGCGCCTTCCCAGTCAAAGTCGGTAATAACTGCCGCCGCCTCGTTCATCATGTCCAGGAATACGTTGCCAACGCCCTCCAGGCCACCCTCGTTAAAGCCATCAGTCAGGCGACCGATTGCTGTGGCCGCTGTATCAGCGGCATCTGCGAGAGTTCCTGCTGCTGTCTGGTAGAGGCTTGTGGCCATATTCGAGAACGATGTCTTGATACGCTCCGTTTTATACTCGAGCGTATCGCTTACAGTGCTGTAAGCGTCACCAACGACATCCGCTTCGGTTGCCATTCCCTCCAGATCTTTCCGGAAGGTCTCCCCCTCTCCTGAGAAGATTGACAACGCAGCTTTTCCGGCTTCAATGCTGGAGAACATGTCGACCATGCTCACGCCGTCTTTGTCGGCCTGATCACTCAGCAGCCCCAGAACGTCGCCCAGATTGGCGCCGGACGCCATCATCTCGTTGAAGCTCATACCAGCGTACTGAGTGCCCTCCGCAGCTTTCGCCAGGTTGTTCGCAGCAATAGTGCCATTCTTTCCCAACTCTGCGATCAAACTATTAAGCTGAGTAGTTGCCTGAGCCGTAGGAGTACCTGCCGCAGTCATGACTGCCAGAGAAGCTCCGACCTGCTCAAACGACACACCGAAGGCGGCAGCTGTAGGTGTTACCTGTGCCAGGCTTGCACCCAGCTCGTCCACGGTCGTAATACCGAGGTTCTGCGTCTGGATCAGTACTTTTTGTACTTTGCCGATTGACTCCTCGCCTTCCATGCCGTAGGCGTTCATTGTCTTAGCCGTAGCGCTTAAAGCTGTATCAATATCAGTGAAACCGGCAGCTGCCAGATGTGCGGATTGTTCAATCATTGTGCCGAGCATTTCCATCGGTACGCTGGCCGACTCTGCCGAATATGCAGCCTCGGCCAAGCCGTCAGCTGCGAGACCGGTCGAGTCAGAGATGCGCATGATCTCATCACTGAGAGCCGCAAACTCTTCGTCGGTGCCGGTGAAAAGTGTCTTTGTTTTGGCCATGGAAGCCTCAAAGTTCATTCCACTGTTGAGCGCTTCCTTGCCGAGATTGACGACGGCTTCTGTAGCCTTCGTCATCAGATTGCCAGTAAACACGCCCAGCGCGTTCTTGGCAATCTCTCCCAGCCCGCTGGTGCCCTTCTGTAGGCCATCAGTATCGAGCGAGGTGTCAAATATTAGGGTGCCATCTGATGCCATGGACTTGACCTCCTTACAATAGCGCGGAAGGGTTTCCTCCGTTCATGAGTAATTGAGTCAGGTCACTCTCAAGCTGCTGTCTATCAGCTGACTGAGGAAGCGCGTGCAGTTTTTTCAACTTCTCATAATGCTGCCGCTGATCCTTCGGCATCTTTGCCGGGATCTTCATAGTGCGGTAGCCTACAATTTTCATGAACTGCGTGTCCTCAGGCAAAGATCTGAACAGTGCCCGAAACTGCCACCAGTGGAGTGCTGTGCGTGCCAAGTCGATCCCGAAGGACCCCAGGAACGCTGCATAGATATAGTCGGCGTCGTATTCATAACTATAGGGTGGATCTTCTGTCGATGCTCCGCCACCTTGACTACCGGCAGTTTTTGTACCGGCGCCGCACTGGTAAAACCACAGCAGCGCCTGAACTGCTTCCGGAACGATCTCTGGTGCGAAAGCATACCCGGGGAAATAAAGGTCGAGTGCTGTCCTAAGCTTGTCCATGTCGTTCATGGATCTGTCCAGCATCAGCTCCTCGAAGAGGATCCCGGTGCGGAAGTTGGTGTCGATGCTGACTTTACTGCCGGCAATCTCAACCTCCTCAGGCAATCCGTCTATCAATAGGTTCAATGTTTATTCTTCCCACCGTTTTTGGACGCAATAAACTGAGCCTGCTGAGCCTGGATCTGCTGGCGCTTTGCCGCAGCGTTCTGTCGCTGGGTGTACTTATTGGTGAAGTCGTTGAGTTTCTTCTTCTCTCCCTGCGCCCATGCTGTCAGATCTTCCACCGCTTTAAGGTGGGCCATGAGGTGATGCTCAGCACCTGCGAAGACTTTTGCGGATGTACCAGGTCCAAAAGTGTCATCGAAGTATTCGTCAACCGTTGCACACTGCTCACGGATGGACTCCGCGAAGCTGTTGTACTTCTTGCCCTGGCTCTCTGCTGCCTTCTTCTGCATTTTAAGTGTTGCCGCTTCATAAGGTTCCACGAAGTCCGCGTCCATGAAGTCGCCCTCGAGTGTTACGCCGTTTATAATAATTTCCATTGTTTTTTCTCCTCTGGTCAGCGCTTAAAAATACGGCAGCCACCCGCGCTGTTTGAGTAGCTGCCGTCTGTCCGCTTCCTGCTTATGCCAGGCGCAGCGGTTTCAGTAGTTGCATTTTATTACTCCGCGTCATACTTGCCCTGAAAGTCACCGGCTGTGAATTTCTTCGTCACAGTGTCAAACTTTCCCTGGATAGGATCGCCCACACTATGAAGAGTTCCGCTGACGCTGATTTTCTCACCACCATCACCTTCGATGTCACTAACTTCATTAGCTACAACAAACTGGCGGGCGGTGTATTCTGCGGACTCCTCGCTCGGTATTCCGATGGGGTTGAACAGGTCAACACGCACATAGTTTGCTTTTGCATCTTCACCAGTTGCGTGATCTCTTCCCTGTTTGTAAAGCTTATAGATGGCCTTCTGAGAAGGGATCAAGCGGCTCTCGTAGGGAAACTCGGTCGCGTACTTTGTGATGTCCGTGCTCTCTGTGGTTTCATTGATATAGGTCTCGCTGTCTGTCTGAGCACCGGGACTCTCATTCAGGGATGTGAATCCGGTGCCCATCAACTCGTAAGTAGCCCCGACTTCGAGATAGTCGGCGATTGCATTACGGAGCAGAGCCGCACGGCTCTCATCAAATAACTGTAAATTGATCATCTTTCTGCCTCCTTGTGATAAATGAGTTCTAACTGTATCTGGTAGCGTGCGTTCCTCATGCTTTCGTCAAACATGTAGCCCGGCGAGAGGAGCCGCAGCTTCTCCGGATGCATGCCCTCCGGCATGTCCGGATAATGGCCAGCAGCATCCTGAGCTTCTACCCAGTTCGCAAAATTCTCATAAAATGTGCTGTTGGCAATAGTCTGGAAACGGTCCATGCTGTAATACTCCCGACTTCCAAAGTTAAATTGATAGCGCCTGTCGGAACTGCCATCAATGTAGGTTTCAATCACTGGCGTGAAGATCCCAGTCTCGATGACATACTCCAGAGGTTCATCACCCAGCGCGTCCACACGGAACACGCCGTCGCCCAGGAGCGGACAGTTCTGGAAGAACTCGGCCACTCCCTCAATTATTGAATTAGCGGCCATTTTAATCCTCCAGTAATTTCTTTATTGCTGCTTTGTTCTTTGTCTTCATCCTCTCGAACCACAAACCGCCTCGGTTTGCATCGTAGGAACGACTGGTCGCAGTCCCATAGTACTGTCGCCGCGCATACGGTGCGATGTACTTAACCTCGCCGCTGCCGATAACGGTACCCAGTGTTCCGGATCTCTCCAGAGTCCCAGTTCGCAATGGAACCATGGGTGAACATAAACGTAGCACCTCGCTGTCAATAATTTCCTGCTTCTTACTGAGCACCTCGTTCATGCGCTGTGGAAAGTTTGGGTTCCACTTGATTTCTGCTTTACCGTTCGGGCCCTGGATGATGGAGCCCCTCGGCGTTTCTATCGGTTTGAACGCCATTACGCACCTCCGATCCGCCAGTGTTTCACTGCTGCTGAACCTCTGATGGTGTTGTCCGCGTATTCAATCACACGGATCAGATCTACACAGAGCTCTCTGCTGAGTGCATCCAGCTCTGGTTGTGTCATTGGCCCCACCGCTTTCTCGCTTTGGATAGCCAGAATGTAGTCTCCTTTTCGCAATGTCCAGTGCTTTGTAGCATCCTCATCGCTTAGAGTCTTATAAGCTGCCTCATTGACATAGGTGCGCCCATCCTGCACTTCTGCTTCCAGCGGGATCCTCAACCTGAAGGTGATCTTCTCAGTCTCTGCCCCCTTGGAACTACTTGACCCCCTGGTCTCCAGGAAGGAAGCTCCGGAAATTTTTGTCGGAGTAAAGACTTCACGCCGCTCTGTTTTGTTGGTTCTGCCATTATAGACAGTAATCGCAATCACAGAAGTCACTGCATCCGCCTCCTCCCATCTTTACCTTCCGGCTCAACCATCCGGTCGGGAGCAAGTACACCCTAACCGCTTCGTAAACCTTCTTACGAAGGACTTCCTCTGCCGTCTGCCCATCCTGCGCCTCCGTCACGTAACTGACAGAGTAACCGTCATTGCTTTCGGACTTTATCCCGGCAGTGCTGCCATTCTGCTTATGCTGATAGAGCACGTCAGAAGCAGCACACACTGCCATTTTTACGATATCGTCCTCAGCCTCGAAAATGTTGCCCCTGATGTAGGTGAAGGCTCTGATGTGAGCCTCTGCCTGCATCTCTGCATGAGGAAACACTTCCGCCGGCATACTGCCACCGAACGTGTCCCTATAAAAGTCAAAGCTTACATACATGAGCCGCACCTCCTTCAGTCTTAGGCGGTAACTGCTGCGAACGGGAAGCGCTTGCTCTTGTCCTTCTCCAGACTGTTGACAGGGTTCGGGATCTCCCAGCCGAGTCTCATGACTGCACGGAGCGCAACCATGTCGTTCTGCATGAGGTTGTAAGCGATAGAGCCGTCAGGGTTCTGCACTACGCCCTCAGTGAAAAGCTTGAAGGTGATGTCCTGGCGGATGCTGTAAACCAGCTGAGAGAAATCGCCGGAGATTATGAGTGCCTGGGTCTTATCGAAGGCACCGTTGCGAGGGAACTGGATGGCAGAACCATCGAGGCTGTAGTTGCCCGCGTTCTGCATAGAGCTGAGGAAGAGCGGTCTGCCGTTCTGATCCTTCAAGCCGCGGAGCTTCGCTCTCATGGAGACGTCAGCAACATGGCCGGTTACGAAGTAGCCAGAAGCCTCCACCGCTGCAATAGAGCCACCCTCTGCGAGTGTTGCATCGTAAAGGTCCGGAGTTGTAGCAAGGGACACTTTTGCAGATGTAGGGATAGAAGGAACAAGTCCCTCTCTCCAGTTGGCAGGCTTGCCGGTGCCGAAGAGAATGGCCCCGTCGATAACCTTGCCGAACGCTTCCTGCACACGGGGCTTAACCTCTCCCCAGATGTCGTAGTCTGAATCGTCAAGAACTGCTTCCGGAATAGGTACGATGACCGCAACTTCCTCGGCATAGATGACCTTCTTGTCCCATGCCTGCTTGGTTGTCTTCTTCTGACCTGCATCGCCGTCTACGAAGTAAGCGACAGGAAGAGAATCGAGCACCGGAAGCTTGGACTGCTGTGCTGTCATGTTTGCGAGCTTGCGTCCCATGGAGAGAACCGCAGAGCTCTCGATTGTGCCCTGGATGATCTCCTGCGCACGATCTTCGGGGATGAGCGCCTCGGCGCCAGTTCTGTCGATACCGGTGGCAGTGTCAAAAATCTGTAAATTGAATTTCTTCATGTTGTTGTCCTCCTTGAATTATCTGCGAGCCGCTCGGCGGATCGCTTCATTGATACTTGTGTTGTCGCTATGAGCGGAGCCGCTTCCCTGACTGGAGTCCGTTCCAGTCTTTACGCGATAGCTGCCACTCTGAACATAGCGAGGGTTCTCTTTCAAGAACTTGGCCATCGCTTTGTCGAAGTCGAGCTTGTCGTCTGCTTCTATAAGCTTGCCGATCTTGAACTGGACGTAGTCCATGTCCTCAGATCTCACGCCCTTGGCCTGGAGCGCCTGAGTCTGCTTCATCAATGCAAGCTCTGCCACAGCTTTGTCTCTCTCCTGTGTGATGGCGTCGACGTTTGGCTTGCTTTTCTCCTTGTTGGCCTTGAAGTCTTTGATTGCCTGGGTGATCTCGTCCTCGCTCATTCCCTGCTGCTTAAAGTAGGAACTGAGCGCTGCCTTTTCAGCCCTCTCAGCTCTTGCGTTTGCAATCTCCTCAGCCTGCTGGAAGCTGTAACCTCCGCCGTTTCCTCCGGTGGATCCCTGGCCACCAGTTCCAGTCCCGGCTGCTCCGCCCTGAGCTCCCTGAGCTCCGGCGCCAGACTGACCGCCGTCGTCAAAAATCTGTAAAGTGAATTTCTTCATGGTTGTTTCCTCCGTTTTTATAATGTGCGTGAACATTTTCCAGCTCATTAAGCCAGAGCCGTCTGGGCATATTAAAAGCAGCCGGGCTGCTATAATATCGTGATTTCTCCATAGCTGTCCCGGATGTTCTTCATTCCGATCAGCCATGCGTCCAGGAGCACACGCCCCTGCTCATTAGTCTGTGTCCATCTGATGCAAGCGTTACCCTCGCTCCAGTTGGCATCTATTTCCATGCCTGCAACAACGCTCAGACCCTCGATCAGGGTGAGCGTTAAAGCAGAAACGGCCGCGCAGACGATGTTCTGCCCCGGTGGAATTCCATCGGGTCTCGCTGCGTGGCCGTTTACGGTCAAGCTGTTCTCTGTAATTGTTACGGTTATCATGTGATCCTCCTAAAACTCGGCCTCCTCGATGCGCTCTCTGGACGTCTGGAAGTAGCCAGGATCAAGCTCGATGCCGTAGAAATCCAGCCCCAGGTTCATGCAGGCGACTCCAGTACTACCGCTCCCCATAAAGGGATCCAGTACAGTGCCACCTTCTGGTACCAGCTGGAGAAGCTGCTCCAAAAGTGGCACCGGCTTCTCTGTCTGATGGTGCTTGTCTTTCGACTGTACTCCTGGCACACTGTAGCAGCCAGCAGCCACCTTGCAACCTTTAACCATCGGCGCAGGTCGTGGACCATTTGACCCCCAGACCAGATATTCACAGTCATTCCGGAAGCGTTCAGGTGTTGGTCTGCTCGTCCGCTTATCCCATACAACAATGCCCAGCCAAATGAAGCCAGCCATCTGCAGAGCGTCTGTCATGGCCGGAAGATTGCGCCAGTCTATGAACGCGCCTAGGATCCCCCCCCTCTTTTACTTTGGGACGTATCTGAGAGAAGACTTCACGACAAAATGCTGTAAAACTTCGCTGATCCATGTTGTCGCCTGAGAAGTTCTGGAAGCGCGCTGCTCCGTTGTCTTTTGATGAGGTGTACTTCGTGCGAGTGTCCTGTTTACGATTGCCCGCGAAAAGCCCGCCGGAACTATACGGTGGGTCTGTCAGCACCATGTCAATGCTGTCGTCTGGAATGTTGTGGAGTTCTGCCAGGCAGTCTCCATTGAATATCTGGTACATGTTTCAGGTCCTTCCTTCTAATTTTAGCATGAAAAAACCACCTTGCTGTCTCCAGCTTGGTGGTTCTTAGTTGTTGTAATATATCCGATCGAGTATTCTCTCAGCCTCTCGACCGATCTCATTCAGTTCCTGGTAGTCTGGCGGTGCGTAGCCTTTCTCGGACATGAAACCATCTATCTCGTCGAGCAGGCTCTCCACGTCGTCTGCCTCAATGAGTTCCGCCGCTTTGTCAATATTTTCAATCAAGAACTGCTTGTCCTTGTCTTCTATTTTCATTTTCTGCCTCCTCTCGGGTTTGCCTGGATCAATCTGTTATCTCGCATGCTGACAGTCACATTCGTGTCAATGCCCTTGTACGTCCTCCGGATGTCTCCGTCTGCCATCGTTCTGGTGCTTGTCTCATCAGACTGTAAAGCCTCCAGCACTCTGTCCAGTGTCACGCCCTGGCGCATGCCTTCATGCGGTTCGGCTGTTTGACCGATCACCCGATCAATGAAGTGCGTCGCATAGGACCCTATCTTCACGCCATCCGCTGTGGTCTGCCCGATCACCTGTGTCTGGATGTCCGCTGCTGTCTTCTTGTACTGTTCGAAGCCAGTCAGAACATTGATGTCACCCTTCTCGACTGCCCGGCCATAGCCGTGCAGGAGCTGGTACTCCTCGGTTTTATTATGCTTTGCTTCTTTGTACTTGTCAAGAGTGTCAAGCGCCGTGCCGGTCGCGCCGATGTCTTTCAGCCACTGTTTGTGGTCAGCTTCCTTCTGCGCCGCCTCCATGTCCTGCCGTCTGCGGTTTTCCTGACGCTCCTTTTCCTTGTTGATCTGCTCAGCCTGCCACTTCGCATAAGTCTGAGGGCTCGGTGAGATCCGCCCCGGTGTTCTTCCGGTGTACACCCGCTCCATCTGTGTCTCCAGGCGCATCTTCTTAGAAAAAGCACGGTACTCCTGGAGCGTTGCCTGATACTTGCACTGGAACTCTGTGATGGTATCCTTATCGGCTCCTGCCTGTCTGAGCAGCTGCACTCGCTCACGCTGCGCCCTCATGGCTGTCTCGAGCTGCCGCTGGCGCTGTGTAGCCTGATAGGCGTTGTACTCTTTCCCCCGCCAGCTCGTCGTTCTGGCTTCCTCAGCGGCCTTCTGTTCCAGCCATTCATCCGGATACTGCCGCGTGCTAACACCGGGGATAAAAGGGTAATAAGTGTGCCTGCAGTTCCATCCCAGGAGTCCGCCACCCTGCCCCAGTCCGCACACTCTCCTGAGGTCTTCCTTGCTGTAGACGCGCCCCTGCCACAATGCATGGGAAGGTCGCGCCCCTCCATGCCAGGATACCTCGAAGTAATTGGTGTTTAACCTCTGAGCATTCAGGTCAGTAACGTGGCTAGCCACTTGTCCGAAGCCTGTCAGGAGTGCCCTGCGTGCAGCCACATCGATCCGGTTGTGATGCCCAGAGGCATAATCGATGCCATAGTCACTGCCGCCATCCTTGAACTGATGGTCTGTCCGAAGCCCCGAGGCTGTCATCTGATTCACCATCTTGCGGGTAAGCGTGTTGTAGTCATAAGTTCCGTTGACCATGCCGGTGATGGCATCGTCGAGGTAGCCGTTGTATATGTCAGATAATGGCGTGAATACCTTGGAGCCGTTTCCCATGTCCACCATGAAGCCGGTGCTCTTGGTGATGTTGGAAAGCTCCTCCGTGCTTTGCTGGACCATAGCATCCACAAGCTGCTGGAGGTCGGCATTTTGTTCGTAAGGTATGAACTGCTTGCCGGTAGCTTCATAGATCTCTTTCATGCCAGTGTATTCCCCGGCAATGACTTCCTCATAAAGCTGGCGGACCATCTCTTCATTGCCATCCACTGCCTTGCTGATCAGTTTCCGGATGTCCTCAGTGCTGTTGCCGAGAATGATGAGGCGCTGGATCTGCCAGTCGGCCATCTCTGTGATCTTACCGGCCTTCCGGATCCTGCGAATGATGTCCTCCATGACAGAGATCTCCAGGTTCCGCATCCGCTTCTCCACTCCTGCGGCGAGCAGGTTGTGGTAGCTCTCGTCCATATCAGAAGATCACGCCGGGCGTCTGCTCCGGGAGGTTCTTCGCCGCCTGCTCTTCGGTCTCGCCGTACCATTTTGCGCGGTATTCTTCCAGCCTCATTGCTCCGATGCTTACGTCCTGACGATCCTCAGCGCGTTCTGCGCTGCTGTCCTCGATGATCGAGTCGTCAAAGTCTATCGTAATGTCTGTGTCTTCTTTGAATGTGCCGGCCTTCGACGCATTGCCCAGGCGGATGATCACGCGGATCAGATCCTTGAGAACGTCCTCCAGAATGATCTCATGCTTGCATACTGACCGGTAGAGGTCACTGTTCTCGCTGATGACCTGTGTGGCCGTTGCCACATTGCCGCGCTCGAAGCGGTAGAACTGCGTGCCAAAGCCGCACTTGAAGGACAGAAGATTGAGGTCGTTGTTGATGGCGTCCTCGTGCTCTGTCACCCTCAGCTTCATGTCGACCTCGTGCATCGCTTCCTTGGTGTCTTTGAAAAAGTCTTCCGGAAGCTGATAGAACACCGTGTCGTTCGGGTCAAAAACCTGCGAGCCGTTGGCATCTGTCAGCATCTCAGGAGCGACGAAGATGCGCTTGCGGCCGAGACTGAACTCACTCGCATAGCTGTCATACTCCAGGTCGATCTTAGCCAGTACATCGCAGGCATTGGCGTAGATGCTCACGCCCATCGGGTTGGTGTCGTCTTCGTCCACATTGTTTGCGATGTTGAGCTTATCAATAACGAACTGCGGCTTGTCGGATCCAGTCTCCACCCTCGGCGCCAGTCCCTGGAAGTATGGGATTGCGTTCCACTCGTCCTCTGTGAGATCCTTGCCGGCTCCGTCACTGGCCAGCACCACACTGTTTTCGATCACATACTGGAAGCCGCCGTCTTCGAGGGCTTCTGTCTTATGGAGCTGCATGTGTGCGTACTTCTTGCGCTTGTAGGTTTTCTCAAACACGAACAGGCACTCCGTGATCCTGCCGTTCTCCCATGCAGTCGGATAAATATTCCGCGCCACCACGTAATCGAGTTTGACTTTGGCACTGATGACTCTGCCCTCTTCGTCCACCTCCATGTCCGTAAGATACGGCACATAGGCCACCGTTCCGCAGGCCGCTTTTCGTTCCTGGTACTCATTACCCTGGACGTTGAAATTGGCATCCTCGAGTACTTTGTTGACAAAGTCGCTGGTCGACTCGTCCCCGATAGTGATCTTCACCTTTTCGTTGAGCAGCAGATCAGCAATGTCTTCGCAGACCTTCTTGGCCATTCCCAGGCTCTTGCGCTGGCAGTTAGTGCTTTGTCCGGCTCCGTGGTATACGCGGTAGCTGTGGAAGCGTGCCACGTTCCCGCGGTACCAGCTGTCCCATAATTTGATTTTTGTGTAGAAGGAACTGTCAACGGTGTCGATGCCCTTCTTTTTCAAGTAGGTGAAAATGTTCATTACTCACCGTCCTCCTCTTCCTCATCCTGCACAGGCAGGTATCTTTTGATCTTGTTCCAGAGACCCATCACAAGGTAGCGTATGGCGTCCATGCAGTGATCTTTCATCTTGACTGGAACCTCTCGTCCCTTCTCGATGCTTTTCTTGTCATATTCGTACAGACCAAACTCCTCGATGGCATTCTCCTGACACGGATCCACGGAAAGCATCCCAAAAGTCAGGAGCTTCTGCACCCGGCTGATGCCCAGCGCGACGTCGTTGTCAGCATCACGGAGCAGCACTGTGTAACCACATGACCGCGTTGCCCTCTTTATCTCTTCCGCCAGGCCCTTGGCACTGGGATCGATATAAACGTAGAAGGTGCTGCAGCTGTACTTCCCATGCAACTCATCGGTGAACTCCACGAAGTCCCTCGCGTACTCGCTCGGGCTCTTCTGCAATCCGGTGTCTCTTCCGCTGTGGTAATACTCCTGCAGTCCGTCCAGCCGGTGCCTGCTCATATTGAGACCAGCCGCCTGGTAAGTCGTGGCGTTCTGCTGTCCATAGTCGACACCGATGCCGATGATCGGGAAGGCTTCCTCCTCTGTCCGGCGGACGTTCTTGCCTCCGAACATGTAATAGATCACTTCATCGACACCGATGCAGAGCCCCAGCCAGAGCCACCGCCACTGTCTCTCGTCGATACCTCTCAGGAGCTCCGCAGCCTCCACTAACTTGGCGCCCAGCCACTCGACCGGAACATCCCGGTAGTCTACATGCACATGCAGCACATCCGGGCGCTTTTTCATTTTGGCCAGCCATTTCATGACCGGCGCGTTCGGGTTCTTCGGTGGGTTGAAGAGGTAAAGCATCTGGAACCCCTCAGCGTTGCCTCTGATGAAGGTCGCCTCAATGTTCTGAAGCTCATCCTCACCCTCTCCATCCGTGAAGAACTCACTGACCTCATCCAGGAGCACCAGCTTGATCGGCTTGTTTTCATCGATGATGCCCTTGGTGTCATCTATGCTGTCGGATCCGGTAAAGTAGATTGTGTTGCCGTTTGGCTTGTAGGTGATCTCCATTGGGCTCACCGTGATCTTGAACTTGCTCTTCGGTATGCCCAGACGCTTGATTGCCCTCTTGATCTCTTTGTAGACCGTCTTTCTCAGCTTATTGTGCCTCTTTCGGATAACCACCTCGGAACAATCTGGCAGGCTCACCAGTTTATAAACCGCCTCAATAGCTGCCTCACTCGTCTTAGTACCAGCACGCCCAGACGTCAGGATCTTGTGCGTGTGGGTCGTATCATTGAACGCATCCCAGAACGCTGGAATGATCAGGTCACTGATCCGCGTTTCTTTTTGTGTCATTGATTATAACGACCGGAGCCTCGTCGGCACCGCCGCCCTCCAACTTGGACTGCATCAGTTGGAGCCTTGTCTTCTGTTCCTCTGTTGCCACGTCCCAGTCCTTGTGCAGCATCTCATCGTACTGCTTGATCATCGACCTGAGCTCTGACTGCGCTCGAGCCTGCGCTTTCATGAAGTTCGCCTGCTTATCCCATGCCTGCTGCACTTCCCATTTTTCACCCCACGACTCCGATCCACTTCGATCTTCGATCTTCTCGACCGTCTTGTCATCCTTGTCGGTGACAAAGTTGATCTGCTGGGCTCTGATGATTGCCACGTAAGCGATCTGTATCTGATCCCATAGTAGATCCAGCGGAGAAGTCTCAGCTGTTATGCCCAGGAGATCCATGGTCTCCTGTGGGATATACTTGCTGAGCAGCCCCCAGCGTCTGGCGTTCTGATTGCCTTTAGGCGCTCCATGTCCGGCTGCGTTCCTGTTACCCTTTGGGGCGCCTCCTTTGTTGCGAGCGTTCGGTTCTTTGCCTTTGCGAGCGTTCGCCTTGTCACCGTCCCACTTATATGTGCACTTCCACCTCCGGACTGTTCCTTCCGGAAGATCAAGCTGCTTTGCGATGTCGACCAACTTGTGCCCCTGCCTGTACAACGCCAGAGCCTCGTCGGCCTTAGCGTTCCTTGCTTTTGGCACTTGTTCCACCTCCGGTTATTTGTTTTGCGGTAAAAAGAAGAAGAGCAAGGATCTCTCCCCGCTCTTCGCTGTTTACAATATAGCACAGTGGCTTACTGCAATTCACTGAAATCTTTCAAAATTTGAGCCAGGTGCAACACTCCCTCTTTCTTGTAGTGGTACATCCTACGCTCACTGTAACCGATTTTGCTGGCTATCCTCGAAGGCTTTGTCCGGTTTATGTACCATTCAGTCAGCACTGACCGCTCGATGCCGTTCTCCAGCTTCTCGATCATGTTGTTCACCTCGACGATCAACGCCGACCGTTCCACCTTTAAAGTCTCCACCTGTCTCTCCATCTCATCGATCTTGGCCATCACCTCGCTCAGCTGATCACTGGGAGAACTCTGAACCTTGTCCGCATCATATCTGATAGCTCCTGGCAGCAGGCAGCTCCGGAGCTCTGCGATGAGGCTCTCTTTTCTCTGGATCTCCAGCCGCTTGTGATATGGCCCCATCAGAAAGTCATATACTTCATCCAGTTCTTCACTACTTTCCACGGGTATCACCTCCTTCCAGCATATCCTCCAGACTGATGACCAGCTTATCAGAAGCAAGTGCGAAGCCGTACTCAATGTTTGCCCCTCTCGACTGCTCCCATCCTGGGAGCTGGATCAGCACGTCACACTTTGCCAGAAGATCCAGGTCGAGGGCTATGATTTCTTTGTAGGTGAAGCTCTTCCCGATCACGCCTGTGAGCTCCGCCGGATTTATGACGTCGTACCCTCTGGCCGTCAGTTCGTCCGCTGCTCCCCGGAACTTTCTCCGGTAGTTTTTGTCCCTTGTTATCGGACCGCTTATATACAGCCTCATGCTTCCGCCTCCTCTCCCTGCTGACCCTTGCGATCGCTAGATCCGCCGTCGGGTCTCTGTATCCCTCGCCATTCATTGTCCCGCCTCTCCTTCAATGCGGCCAACAGTGCCGCCTGGCTTGTATCCTTGCTCTCCAGTGCCTTCATTACCTGCTCATCCACTGTTCCCTCTGCAATGAGGTGGTGGATGATAACCGGCTTCTGCTGTCCCTGCCGGTACAGTCTGGCGTTTGCCTGCTGGTAGAGTTCCAGGCTCCACGTCGGGCCATACCAGACGATCGTGTGACCGCCGTCCTGGAGGTTTAATCCGTAGCCTACGCTTGCCGGATGCGCCAGGAGCACTTTCACATTTCCATCGTTCCAGTCAGCGATGTCCTTTTCACTATCCAGTACCCGTGCCTCCGGTATGGCCCTCTGTATAGCCTCCAGATCATGCCGAAACGAATAGAAAACAAGCACCGGGCTGTCATTGGTGTCCACGATCTCGGCTAGGGCCTCGACCTTCTTCCGATGGAATGGAACAACCACACCATCGGCGCTGTAGACGTTACCATTCGCCAGTTGCAGCAACTTCGTCATGATCGCCGCCGCGTTCGGTGCAACAATATCCTCTCCCTCTAGTTCCAGGATCTGATCCTGTTCAAGCTGCTGGTACTTTTTAAGCTCCACCGGAGTTAGCTGCACCGGGATGATGTTGTCGATCCGCTCCGGGAGTGTGAGATAATCAGTCGCCGACATGCTCACGCAGATGTCACTGATCTGGTCCTCGATCTCTTTCCTGGCTCCTCTGACTGGTGTCCACTTATAGACGACGTAACCGTTGCGGGCACCTGCCCTGAAATATTTCTCGCGATACGCTCCCAGCGTCCGCCCCAGCCGTTCTCCCATGTCTAGGAGATACATCTGCGCCCAGAGATCCATCAGACCGTTCGGGCTTGGCGTTCCAGTCAGGCCGACGATCCTTGACGCTCTTGGTGCTGCTTTCCGTAGCGCCCGGAAGCGCTTGGCTTGTGGGTTCTTAAAACTGGAGAGCTCATCGATTACGATCATGTCAAACGGCCAGCGCCGTGTGGTATTCAGGTAATGCTCCACTAGCCAAACCACGTTATCCCTGCCGATCACATAGATGTCGGCGTCCTGTTCCAACGCTCTCCGCCTCTGTTGTACGGTTCCCAACACTCTGGACACCCTCAGGTTTTTCAGGTGGTCCCATTTTTCGTGTTCCCTCGTCCATGTATCCTCAGCCACACGCTTCGGGGCAATTACCAGGACTCGCGCGATCTCAAAGCGGTCGTACATGAGCTCCTGAATTGCGGTCAGTGTGATGACTGTCTTCCCGAGTCCCATGTCTAGAAAAAGTCCGACATGGCTTTTCTGTACGACCATGCTGATTGCTCTTTTCTGGTAATCATGTGGTATGAACTCCATGGCTGTCACCTCCTTCCATCTCTCTGCACCATACATCTGCTTCCTCATTGCCTTTGATGATGATGGCATTCGCTCCCCTTTTTCTCAGTTGACCGATTTGCCATTCCTGGAGACTGGATGCTCTGCCTCCGTCGGTTTTTAGCTCTATAAACCACACCCGGCCGCCAGGCAATACAGCTATACGGTCGGGCACTCCATCGTTCCCGGGACTTACAAACTTGTAGAATAAGCCGCCCATTTCATTGACGCGCTTACGAAGTCTTGCCTCTATCTGCTTTTCCAGTAGTGTCATTGTTTTGCCTCCTTTCTTCATGTGGTAACCAGCGCCCTGTTTTTTCCCTTATAGTTCTTATACGCGTGTACGTGGCGCTATTATCGTGTGTGTATTGTTGTATTTATAAAATCTATATAAAAAGCTCGTTACCTCGTTACCATTACACTTGAAACCATTGATTTTATTGAATTTTTAGTGGTAACTTCTGTGGTAACTTCTGTGGTAACGGTATAAAGCCGTTACCACCAACACGGACTTTGCTCTCTCGTTTCCTCTTCTTCCCTCGTTACCGGTTACCGCTTTATCTGCCGCCTCTGGTTACCCCTGTTTAATTCTGACAAAAACCTTCTGCTTTCCGTAGGCTTTGCTGCGCATGGTGGCACCTGCCGGTCGCTCCCATCCCGGGATCCTTGCCATGATACTGATAATCTCGTCGCTGTCCTTCCTTGTCATGTAACTCCTGGGACGGCCGAAGCATTCGCAGAAGATTTCCGTCACACTGACTTTCATCCTCTGCGCAGTGCCTTCCTGCTCCTTTGGAGCCAGAACGTCACGCTGTCTGAAATAGTCCACCCGCTTGTCGAAATCCCACGTGCTCCAGTCCTCTGGCAGCAGCGTTTCCAGGTAGTCAGTGACTTGACCTTCACGCTCGTCGTACATCAGGGCGCTCTGCTGCGCCTTCGCTGCTTCCTTTTCCATTTCTGCATCCAGGAAGCTGTCCTCTCCCTCAGCCACGTAGGTCATTGTCTCTGCCCATATCTGGGCGATGTCGTCCGGAGCAAGATCCCACACACTGAGACGGCTGCCGCGCTTTACCTGGACCGGCCAGAACCGGCGGTTTCCGGTAGTATCTCGCAGGAAGCCTGTGGTGCTGTTAGTGGTTCCGCAAATGATGCAAGTGCGTGGCCTGCGCTCGACTGTTCTGCCGTAGGCTGCGCGGTACTCATCCACCTGTCTGCTGATGAAGCCCTTCATCACGTCCACGTCGGCCTTCCTGGTGCCCTGCATCTCTCCGATCTCCATGATCCAGACGCCCTGGAGCTTTTCCGCTGCCGTTTTATCCCTGGTATCTGCCAGGCTCAGGCTGTCACTGAACCATTCACCGCCCAGCTTTCGGAGCATTGTGCTTTTACCGATACCGGGCGCACCGTCAAGCACGAGCACCGTGTCAAATTTACAACCAGGTTTCAGTACGCGTTGGATGGCTCCGATCAGAGTCTTCCGGGTGACAGCTCTGGTGTAAGGTGTGTCATCTGCGGCCAGGTAGTCAATCAGGAGCGTGTCCACTCGCTCAACGCCGTCCCATTCTGGGAGATTTCTGACGTAGTTCCTCAATGGGTTGAAGCTACGCTTACTTGTAACGATAGAAAGCGCTTTCTGAAAATGCGTCTCCGGAAACTGCACGCCGTAGTTATCGGCGATCCAGCCATAGAGCTGATCACTATCCACGTCTCTCCAGTACTTGTTCGGTCGCTTCCATGGCAGTTTTCCCTCGACCTCAATCGCCCCGCTCAGTTCGTTAAAGCGAAGCCCCTGGATGCGCTGATCGTTCTCAAGGATCAGGATGGCATTGGTCAGCAGCTTCTTGATCTCGCCGCTGTCGCTTCTGGCCAGCTTTATCATCCAACTGTCGTCGATTGTCTCCGGGTCTTCTTCCGACTCCTCTCCGAAGTCCAGCACCGCGCGCTCCCTCTGATCGTTCGCGAGCGTCAGCTTGGTGCTCGCATCGTTCGCTGCCATGTTCGCCATGGCTTTGAAGCTCGGGAGATCCTTGCCACTCTTCCCCCTCGCTTCGTCGTCTCTGTCCCCGAAGAGGTGCACACGCACCAGATCGAAGGCATTGCATAGTTGTCCGCCTGCTGGATCCGTTGAGTGATTGGAAAAGGCGAACAGATCGCCGTCATATACAACGAGACCTGCGGCAGTGCTTCCCGCTGCGTAGGTGTATCTGTCCGGTTTCGACGTTGCTGTGTATACGTCCGCAAGGAATGTGGAGATTGCTTCTGTTATGGTATAAGTGCGACAAAAGGCGCCAACGATGCCATGCTTCTGCGTCGGGTCGCCCTGTTTGTCTGCCTGCTTCTTCCGGATCCCTACCATTCTGGAAGACTCCGGCCAGTAGCTGGTGTCTGTCCAGTCCGGGTACTCAGCTAGGATGCTATTGGCACTTAAAAACGGTGCGTCGTAATAGTTGAAATAAGGCTCCACATCAGCGCTGTGGCTCGGCCAGTACATCAGCCTGGTCGGCTGGAAGGTGGTGTCGTCGAAGTAGTCGATGCCGATCTTATCAGCCACCTTTCTGGCGATGGCCTCGTACTCGTCCGGAGTCACGTCTCTGTCGAGTGGCATGATCAGGCGGTACCTCGGTTTCGCTGCCGTGTGTTTGTGCGTCGAATAGACAGCCATCGCACTGGTCAGTGCGAAGTTATCCATCAGTCCATCCCAGAAATTCTCCGGAGGGAAGTCCAGGTCAAGGGTGAGTATCTGACGCGCTGCGACGTAACCGGTCTTGCGGCGTCCGTCCTTTAAGTGTCCACCGACGAAACCGCCGATGTCCTTGATCCTGTCCTGGTCCTCTTTGCTCATTTTCATGTATTCCGCATGAGACTCATGAGTCGGGAGTGACTTGCTGAGCTTGGCTAACAGCTCCGACCATTTCATTTTTCTATTTTTCCACGCTGTCTCGAAGCGGTTCTTTCCGGTAGAGATCAGAAGGCTGCCATCGTATTCCAACGGCAGCGCTTCCGGCTCCACTACTTTTAAGTTTGTTTTTCTCATCTGTTCCACCTCTTGACGCATTCCCGATGGAAGAAAACCTCTGTTTTACGCTTCGTTTTTGCGTACTCTGTTGTGTCTGCTTCAGGATCCAGCGGCTTGCCGCAGACACAGCAGTTCGCCCTCCACGATCCATAATTTTTTAATTTAATCAACTTGTCTTTCTGCATTTTTGTCAGTGGCATAGTCGCTTTGTCCTCCTGCTTCATTTATTGCTTAATGCGGGGGCACGAGGCCCCCGGGATTTATTAGATGATAAGGAAAGCCGGGCGCACGCCGCCGGAGCCCGAAGCGCTGTTGTTGCCCGCATTACCAAGGCTGTTGACATCGCAGAAGTTCGCCGCTGACTCGGTGTCTTTATCCATGCACCAGCACCAGTCCCATCTGCCATCCTTATGGAAAGCGATCTGGTTGCGTTTATCTTTCATCAGTGGCCACTGCTCAGCGTCCTGATGTTCTGCCCAGCTGGGGACATCGTCCACCATTTCTCCGAGCATCGGGATCCGGACATTGTCGCCATTTTCAAAGTGCCCCAGGCGCTCAAACAGATCTCCCGGGATGAGCTCGTCCAAGTTGTCCAGCAGGAAAGCTCTGAGATCACTGCTCTCCCAGCCGCCGCGGTTGCTGCGCTCTTCGTTCATCGGTCTCTCGTCCACGTACTGGTCCAGAAGCATGAGCGCTCCGGCTTCCGTGATTTTCTGGCAGGTTGCTGTATATCCATTTTTCAGTTCAATGACGTCACCGACTTCCAGTGTGTTCGTTTCTGTTTCTATTCTTCTTAATACTTTCATTGTTCTTCTCCTTAATCTTTTTTGTAGAAGGCCGCCTCGTAGCCGTCGCCTTTGAGGGGAAGGCCGGGCGCCCAGTCAATAGGTTCCGCCATGATGGCGTTAATGATGTTCAGGGCATTCTTGTCCTCGATTGGCACGTCGACGATCATCTCGTCATGTACATGCATCACGATTTTGTAGCCCAAAGCGCTGACCTTTGTCATTGATACGGCCAGACAGTCGCGCGCAGTTGCCTGCACTATGTTCTCGACAATTTTACCTCCATAGGTTTCCGTCTCTCCCCACTGCTTCGTCTCCTGGTTCACTCCCATGTAGACGATGTGCTCCCGGCCGTCGTTTGGGTCAAGCTTAAGGCGAGTGTTCCAGTAGCAGAGCTTTCGTCCGCCTGGGAGTTTGATGAACATGTTACCGTTTATGTAGGAAAAAGCGATACCATTTCGGATCCGCACCGTGCGGTGCTCTTCGATGCAGGTGCGTGCTGCCATTTCACAGGTTCTCCAGAGTTTCACCACTTTCGGGTTGGCACTCCGCCACTGATCGACAACCGCCTGCAGTTCCTCTTCTGGGATTGCGCCCTCTTTGTCCATTCGCTTCATTGCTCCGACGCCTCCCTGGTAGCCACACGCCAGCTCTGCGACTTTACCTTTCTGTCTCAGCTCTCCATTGATGCCATGCTTCACAACCGGCACATGGTACATCTGAGAAGCGGTCTCGCAGTAAATATCCTTACCGGACCGGAAGGCCTCCAGCCGCCACTCTTCGCCACTGATCCAGCTGATAACCCGCGCCTCGATGGCTGAAAAGTCACTGACCACAAAGCGGCACCCCTCGGAAGGAATGAACGCCGTGCGGATCAGCTCGGAGAAGACGAAGGACGTCTCTCCAAAGAGCGTCATCATGGTGTCAAAGTCTCCCTCGACTGCCAGCTCTCTGGCCAGATCGAGATCCTCCAGCGTATTCCTTGCCAGGTTATGCGTCTGCACCAGGCGGCCAGCCCAGCGTCCCGACCGGTTCGCTCCGTAGAATTGCAGGATCCCTCTCAGCCGGTGATCGTCACAAACCGCTTCCAGCATCGTGCTGTACTTGGCCACTGAGGTCTTTCCCAGTGCCGTGCGGATCTCGAGCATCCTGCGGACATTGTCCGGAAGGTCGTCCCTCGCCAGGGCTGCCGTGATAGTGTCCTTTGTGACTGATGTCATCGGAACGCCTTGCTTCTCGAGCCATCCCTTCAACTGTGCCAGGCTGTTCGGATTACTGAGCCCTGTGATCTGGCGCGCCTCTTCCTGGAGTTCTTCCCGACGCTGGCTGTCGTAGGTCACAATTTTGTCCACCATCGGAATGTCCAGCCGCACGCCGTTGTCGTTCATGTGTTGGTCAAGGCTCCAGAGTTCCTGCTCCTCCGGAATGATTTCATAACACTCCAGCTTGTGAGCGATCTCCATTTCCGTGACCACGTCCTGTCGGTTGTATTCGATATAAAGGTGCCACTTATCCGGATCATGCTCTGGCAGGTTTCTCGTTCTTTGTCCATTGACTCTCGTCGGCTTGCACGGCTTTGAGAAAAAGGTGATCAGAGCCTTACCCTGTGGATCCTTTAGCTTCTCTTCTGGAAGACCCAACGCCATGCCGGCCATCGCCAGACTGCCAGGCAGTCCCATCACGAGGCACTTGATCATGGTGTCGCGCCATTCTTCCGGCGGCATCGGGCGTCCTGTCCACTTGGCGAGACAGGTGCGCTCGAACGCGGCGTTGAACGCCTGCTTGATACAATCCGGATCATAGAGGTGCTTTTTAAAAATCACCATCTTCCGCTCCTCTTCGTAGTTGTCATGTCGTGCAGTGCAGTCGATGACTTCCACAGGTCCGCCGTCTATGCTGTAGCCGATGAGTAGGATGTCGAAGTCCGGCGCCTCCGTGTACCGGTAGACGCCAGCTTTTGACAGGTCAATGGATGAGTATGTTTCTATATCCACTGACATCCGTGCCATTAAAAGTCCTCCTCATCCTCAAAGTCGTCATTGAAGTCATCCTCTGCGGAAGCTCTGGAGCTTCCCAGTCTTGCACCGTCAGCCAGCTTCTGAATGTTGTTGAGACCTACGCCGACGCCTCTGTTGCCGTTCTTATTGAACGGATAGAAGTTGATCGAAGCGCGGCCATAGCATCCGCTGTACACTTCATCAGGATCAAGGATCTCCACAAGGTCTTTGTCAACGATGCCAGGCTTCTGATTGCTGTTTGCATTGAGGAAGTACATGCCTGCGCAAGCCTCATCATCTTCTCTGTCAATATCGCCGTCTCTGAGGGGCAGTTTTAAGTTGGCCGGCTTTTTACCATTCCACTGGGAACTGATGCCCTCCTGGATTGCTGCCTCGACTGCATCATGGATTTTTTTCAGAGTCTTCTTGTCTTCTTTATCAATGAGAAGGCAGACGCTGAATTTCTCGTCTCCTCCGTTGAAGCTGCGGCTCTTGAAAATATTTACATAAGAAAATCTAACCTTACCTGTTACTACTTTTGTGCTTGCCATAATATTGGCCTCCTTTTCTATTCTTCTGCGAAGTCAGCGGCTGCTGCTTCTGCTGTTTTCAGTTCTTCACGCTTGTCTGACGCCGGCGCCAGTGTCGGCTTGCCCGCCGGTTTGACGATCAGGTCTCCCAGCGTTTCTGTCAATTTCTTCTTTCCTACAATTTTTTCCATGGCTGTGATGCCGTAGAGCTTGCGCTCGTAAAGCATGGCTTCATCGAAGCCCGCCTTCTTCAATGCGTCGGCCACCTTCAAGTCATCCGCGTACTTGCGGACGCTCCTGCCTTCCACCAGCTTCCAGCCGTCGTAATGCTTGCCGGCCAGCGCCTGCTCAAGGGCATAAGCAGCAACGTCCTCCGCCCATTTTTCGAGGTTCTCAGCTTTGCGGAGCACCTCTCCGATCTCCTCATCCGTAAGGAGCGGCGGCTCTTTGAAGTCCATCTTTGCCAGTTCCAGATTGGCCTCCGCCCTCGTTCTGCAGACGGCCTTAGCCGGGCAGAAGCGGCACCAGTCGCCGGCACTTGTGATGTCAGTGTCATTCATTGCCAGACGCGCCGCAGGTGCTACAATCTCAGTCGCCCAGGCTGTTAAATCCATAAGTGCAATCTCTTCCGTGCTCACACTGTCAAGCCTCGGCTGGATAATCGTCTCGCGGACTGTCTCAAAATCATACAGATCACCGAAGAGTCCGGCTGTTCCCAGTCCGTAAAGTCTCAGCTGCGGGTTGCCTTTTGCGTCCACTCTGACGCCCTTGCCGTATTTCAGGTCGATCACCTCGATAGCGTTGCCGCCGATGATAACCGCGTCTGATGTTCCAAAGCTCTCAGGCACCCAAGCGTCCAAACTGAACTGCTGCTCCACCAGGAGCTCTGCGTCGTCGCCAGCCGCTGCCAGTCTCTCCAGTACTGTGTCCACGTAGAAGTCCGTGGCTTCTTCCATCTCGTTGTTGTAATGCTCACTGTTCTGGATCTTTTTGAACTTGGCTGTGTATGCTGCGCCTCTCAGCTCTCCGAGATACTTCCGGAGTTTTAACTCTGCAAGAGCGTGTGCAATGGTGCCTTCCTCGGCGTATTCACTGGGAGCCGGTACCGGGCACTGCTCAGACAGTACAACGGATCCGGGACACTCGATCCATCTGTGGGCCGCTGACGGGCCCAGTCTTGCATGTTTCTCAGGCATTGAGCGCCTCCTCCGCCTTCTGCATCAGTGCCGGAAGGTCTTTCAGTTCCACTTCGGTGAGCTTGGCCACTCCGAAGCCATGGATCAGTTCGCTGGCTGTGTTCTTTCCTGTCTTTTTGTTGAGGGCTGCCAAGGTCTTGCGCACCTTTACGCGGAAGGACTCATCTACTTCATCCGCTTGCTGTTCTGCTTCGGCTTTCTCCGGTGCCGGCTGCTCAGCTTCCTCTTCCTCATACTTTTTACCGGTTGTGGGGTTCACGATGCTGTCGTCAGCGTTTCCGCCGCCAGGCGTCCAGTCTCCGGCAGTGGGTTCTTCTTTTACCGGTTCCGGCTTCTTCTCCGGTTTGGCTTTATCGGTCTTTTCCGGTGCCGGTTTCTTCTCTTCTTTCTTAGGTGCAGCCGCAGATGTCTGTCCTGTGACTGTCTTGATCAGTTCTGCCTCGGCTTCTCCGTTGATGAAGTCCAGGAACTCTTTGTAACTTTCAAATTCGCAAACAATCTTCATGTTCGTCCTCCTGTTGTGGTATAATTGAAATAGGTGCATTACGTGAGGGTGTGGCATTCATCGCTGCGCCCTCATTTTTCCGTGCTCATGATGGCCTCACCTCCTTCATGTTTCTCTGTCAGCTCTTCCGACATTGTCAGCACTCCAGTGACGTATTCACTCGGCAGGTAGTCCGGATCCCTGGCATCTGACTCACCGTGGTATATGGCAAGGACGACCTCCGGGTCTCCGTATCTGTCAAAGAGTTCTCTCAGATAGTCACCTGCCACCATCATGTTCGGGTAGATCCGCCAGAGCTCTGCCTCCGATACTTCCAGGCGCTCCATGCGATCCCAGTGCCAGTCGATATTGACCTGCATCAATCCGGTGCAGGATCCGTTCACCGCATAGGGTCGGTATCTGCTCTCGTGGAAGGCTATAGCCTCCAGCAGCTCCGGGCTCAGATCATACGCCTGCCCTACTTTCTGAGCTGCAACCTGCACCTCCTCCGGAATGTCTGGGTCTATGTAGGCAGCGGGTTCCGGGCTCTGCACCGAGTTCTCGCTGAGTGCTTCTGGTTCTTCGTAAACAACCTCGGGGGCGTTCTTCAAGTATGCGAACTTCTCCTCCTGGTACTGCCTTACGCTGTGGATATGCCCGCCGCCGGCCAGAGCGCCGATCAGGCATCCGATCAGGAGGCTGAGTAACAGGCCCCTACTTGCTCCGGGGCTTCTGCGGCTTCTTTTCTGTCTCATTCTTACCTGCCTCCTTCTTCATTGCTTCGTATGCTGCCATTGCCAACAGCGTGAGGTCTTGTGTGCTTTTTGCTTTCATGTAACTCCTTTCTGTAAGCTTTAAGCTAACTTAAAAAGTAAAAAAAATCTCTTCTACTGTTCTATTAAAATACTCTGCCAGTGCTATTTTAATCCGATCGCTTGGGACTCTAGTTCCGGCTTCGTATTGGCAAATAGCCATCGGGCTCACGCCTACCGCATTGGCTATCTCCCTTTGCGTCTTATCGCCTCGAAGTTCTCGTAAGCGATGCCCTATCACTTTCTCTTTCAAAAGTTCCACATTATACGCCATTGTTATCCTCCTTTTTCTTTTCTCTTATTGCTTTCTCCAGTCTCACAGTCAGAAGTCCCGCCTGTGTCAGATCCGGATCCTGCGACCGGTAGCCCTTCTGGTTCATTCTCGCATTTTCGTCCAAACTCATCAGTATAAGATTGCCTGGGTCACAGTTCATTTTGTCATTATCCTTGAAACCTACGACCATGCCTTCCGGTATCGGGCCAAAGTTTTCCTCCCACACTATGCGGTGCAGGAATTTCCAGCGCTCCCACTGACTGCCACGCTCCTGGACTTTCTTGATTAGATACCCCCCACTTTTTCGGATGGTTCCGACCGGGGCGAGATTGTCTGGAATGGAAGCATGATCGAAGCATGTCTGCCGGCTTCTCTGCTGAGCCTCCTCGCTCATATACTCGCTCCACTTCTTTCCCTTTGTCCATGGAACGTGCCCGGGCTCGAAGCGTCCGTTCAATCCACTGTTGAGCTTATGGTTTGCATAGTACCCTTTGATCTGACCGATGGTGTACTCTCTTCCGGTCTTTTCCAGAAGGATTTCCTGCATCTCTGCCCAGCTGCGTCCTTTGTAATTTTTCAGAAGTACATTGACCACTTCTTCCGGCCAAGTCTTGGATTGCACCTTCTCACGTTTTTGCGATTTCAGTTTATGATTGGCATAGTAGCCCTTCATTTTGTCATAATTGAAGTTGGTGCCAAAGCGCTGGTTGATCTCTTCGGCCATTTCCCGGATGGTGAACTGTTCCAGATGTGTCCGTATGAAGTCATGCACTTCCGGCCTATATCTAACCGCCATTTTTCACCTCCAGCATCTCCGGAACGCTTCCTTGGCTGTCAGCGTAGCCATACTCAGCCATGTGCACCATTGTCTTATATGCCAGTTCACCATTCCGGATGATCTGCTCGGCGACTTTGGTCATACCTTCCGATCTCCTGAGCTCTTTGTCGAGCTGTTCATCCGTGAGATCTTCATCATTGAGCCGCTCCAACTGTTCAAACAGGTGGTTGTTCAAGTCACTCAGTGTATTCTTCATCTATGCCCTCACCTCCTCATAGTCATCGCTGAGCACTGGTCCGAGTGTTCTCATACCATTGCGAACGAAGCGTCCACGTTTAGTCCCTATGTAGCTCGTGACAGATCCCCGGTCTGTCTCCCAGTGCATAAACTGACGGAAGTAATAGTTGCCGCAGGTGTACTTCTTGACCTGAATGAACTTGTTCCTGTTTCTCTTGTTTTGATATGTTTTAAGCTCCATGCGTCTCCTCCTGTTTATTTTTATGCAGCGTTTAGTTTGCTTAAAGCTAACTCTGTTTTACATTGAATATGATAAACAAATGGTTTATAATTGTCAATAGGAAGTTTACAAAAAGTTTACTTGCATTGCTTGGAGGCAGAGAATATGGATTTTTCACAAATAGTAAAACAGTTAAGATTAGAACGTGGGATGACCCAGCAGGAACTGGCTAATATGGTCGGTCTAACAAAGGTGACCATATCACAATATGAGACAGGAAAGAGAAAGCCGAGTTTTGAAATGATCGAAGCCTTGGCAGATGTATTTCATGTAGATATGAACTACCTGCTCGGCTTTACTGATAAGATTAGCAGACCTTCTGGAGATCAAACGGACGACAAGATTTACAACAAATACCTAGCAATGACCTTAGAAGAGATTAATCTCATAAGTGCCTATAGGCACGCAGGTGCTGAGACGCAGGCAGCAATCCGCGCTATTTTACATTTATAAGGAGGAGCGATATGTTCGGATGGAGCAGAAAAGAACGTGAGGCGAAGGTCATGGTGCCGCAGTGGCTGAAAATCGTGGCCGATTGCCGTGACCTGATAAACAAAACAGTGGAGCCGGACGTCTTCTTTCAACGCTATGAGTTATTAAAGGAAACAACTGCGAAGCTGGCTGGGGCTTCAAAATATTATAAGTTTAAGGGAACACAACCGTCTGAAGTTCTAAAAATTGCTCAGGAGCAGGAAGACGCAGCCACGAGGGCCTTCATCCTCCGGAGTTTTCAAAAAGCTCAGCTGGGCGCAGATAAGGCGAAAACGGTGAAGGGAAAACAGAGCCAGTTTGATCACCTTTTGGATAAAATGGCACCATATTATGATCGGATGACTCTCGCAAATGTTGAACTGGTGAAGCAGCTCCACGCCAGTGCAGTTCTCGAGATTGGAGGGCAATCATGAGTAAAATGAAGGGCGTTATTTATGCCAGATATTCACCAGGACCAGATCAGACGGAGAGGTCGATTGAAGGGCAGGTGGCTGACTGCCAGGCGTATGCAGACAGAAATGATATTGAAATTATAAAGGTATATGCAGACCGACACGTCTCCGGCCGCAGTTTGAAGGGGCGCATGGAGTTCCAGAAAATGATAAAAGATGCGGAGAAGGGACTCTTTGACTGCGTCGTGACCTGGAAGATCGACCGCTTCGGGCGCGACCGTTATGACATTGCAAACAATAAAATGAAATTGAAGCGCACCGGTGTGAAGCTGCTCTACTCGAAGGAAGCCATCCCGGAAGGTCCTGAGGGCATTATCCTGGAGAGTGTGCTGGAGGGTCTTGCTGAGTACTACAGCGCCGATCTGGCTCAGAAGGTCAGCCGTGGCCATCGTGAGAACGCAAAGAAGGGCGTCTGGACGTTCCCACTGCCTCTCGGCTACACCCGGGACGATCAGAAGCATATCGTTCCGGATCCGGTTGTCGCTCCGGTAGTCCGCCGCTGCTTTGAAATGTATGCTGCAGGCGCTAAAGAGAAGGAACTTATTGAGTACATGCGCAGCCAGGGCATCACCGGCCAGCGCGGCAAGCCCATCAGCACCGGCGTTATCTACAGAATGCTGCGGAACAGACGCTATCTGGGTGAGTTTGAGCTCCAGGGTGTGACCTACGAGGGCGTGGAACCTATCGTTCCTACAGATTTATTTGAAAAAGTTCAGACCATGTTCCCGACGAGCCGGAACAATGCAGCAGGGAGAGCAAAAATGAATTATTTATTATCATGCAAATGTTATTGTGGAAAATGTGGGACGATGATGTCCGGAGAATGTGGCACCGGAAAAAGTGGTACCGTGTATGCATATTATAAGTGTGGGAACAGGAAAAGAGGCGGAGCCTGTGATCTCAAACCGGTGAAGCGTGAACTGCTGGAAGAAGCTGTGCTTCGTCATACCATGGACGACATGCTGACGGACGAGGTCATCGACCGCCTTGTGGTGAAGATCATGGAGATCCAGGACCGTGATGACGGCCAGGCAGTGGTCACCTCTCTGCGCTCTCGTCTGGACGGCACGAAGAAAAAGATCGAGAACGTGCTGGATGCCATTGAGAATGGTGGCGGAGCATCCCTCGTGGAACGTCTCAGCGCCCTCGAGGAGAAACGTGACGCATTAGATGCAGAATTGTCCAAAGCGCAAATAAAAACGCCACGCTTGACCGCTGACGCAGTCAGAGCGTGGCTCTGTTCCTTCCGTAATGGAGATATTACTGACGAGGGCTTCTGCCGTCGTCTGGTTGACACGTTTGTGGATCGCGTCGAAGTTCGTGATGGCGAGGCGCTGATCATTTACAACGCTACAAAAGAGGGAGCCGACTCGAGGTGTTCGAGTACGGCTCGTTTAGTGGAGTAGACGGGAGTCGAACCCGTGTCCAAAAGCCTATTCCCTGTCCTTCTACGAGTGTAGTTTATTCTTTGACATTCCCTCCTCGCCCCGGGAATAAACACCCTGAGCATTTCAGTAGCTTCATGTTACGCCCATATGCGCAAAGCTTTGCATATGTCGTTTCTCACATGTTTGAAGCCGGG